CTGTATTATTCCAACTATTTTGTATTTGTGTTATGTTATAATCGTGTTCCAATTCTAAAAAACCTAAGTCTTGGAAAGTTCTTATTTTTAATGTGTCAGCTAAAGCAGTTACTTCAGCATAAAGATTTACATTGTAGCTTAGTTCTCCATTTTTTTCTGATATATCTAATAACCTTAAAAAGCCTTCAAATATTACAAAACCATCTTGTTTTAATACTGCCTTAGTTTGAATTAATGGATTAAAGTTTATTGACTGTCCATCTACATATCTTGTTATTTCAAAGACATTATCAAATATTAGATTGTTTCTTTTTGAAGCAGGTAGGTTAAATGCCTTAGAGTATGATTGTACTTTTTCTGCTGCATTTTTAAAATTATCTACACTTAAAGTCAAAGGAATGTTTTCGTCTTCATAAAGGTCACAAATAAAAGAACCATTATCTACTTCTTGGACAGGTTGTGGTGGTTGTTCTTCGGCAGCCTTAACAGAAAATGAGGTAATAATAGTAGGTAAAGTATTATTTTCGTATTGAACTAAAAAGATTGTATGATTTGCACTTGGAGCTGTAATTTGTACTGTTGCTTCTGCTGAAGCATTTGGAACTGCTGTGACAAATTGTGTTTGAGTAGGTATTGAACCTGAAGCACTAGCATCATAAATTCTAATTAAAACAGCTTGTGCTGCTGCTGAGCCTGTATCCCAAGTGATTTTAACATCATATAAAGCACCTGCTGTCATCCCACTTATTTTTTGAAAAAGACAATTAATGCCGTTATAAAAGAATACAGCAGAAAGAGAGCCTGTAACACCGCCACCCATATTAGTAGAATATGCAGCATACCACCCACCAGGAACCATAGTCGAATAAACATTATTAACTGCTGTAGGTGATAATTGTGAGCCTGACATAGAAAAATAACCATTATAAGCTGTAAAAACTAAAAAGTTATTATGATTGGTTAACATTTCTGTTTGAGGTAAAGACGAAAAGGGGTCTGCTACTCCATTATGTGATTGTCTATAAACTACTAATTGTACTGACATTATATTGCTTGTGTTCTTAGGGTTTTACTTTTTTCTACTTCAAAAGTGTATTGGATAAGTTTATCATTTGCAACTGTTTTCTTAGTGAAGTTTGTAGTTGTTAGTCTAACAGGCATTACCTCTTGATTTAAAACTTTTCTTTCGCTTGTCTGTGTTCCTGCTGATGATTGTTGTCTTGGTAACTCCCAATCTTTTAACATATAAACTTCAGGGCTATTTACAAGTTCTTCAAACCAATCTGTATGTTCTTCTGTAATGTAGTCTGTATTCATTCTTATTTTCTCAGATGCATTTACTCTAAATGACTTAGTGCCACCCTTATACCCTTGAGGGTTGTAGGTGCTTGAGTTCCAAGTCCCCCCTAGCTGTTGGTAGGTTGTGCTTTTAGTAGCTATTGACCTAACAGATTTTTGGTTAAATGTATAATAATCCCAAGTTCCAAATTGATTTAACCAAGTTAAACGAATTGGTTTGTATTGTTTTAAATTAGGGCATAAAATATCAAATCTTCTTGTTTCAGAAACAGCATCTCCCACATCATCTAAAAGCCTTATAGTATAATAAGCTAAATTCCCTTCTAAATGTGTATTAAATGTACTATTTACTTTTAAATTTGCAGGACAAGCAGCTATGTATAAGATTCTGTTTTGCATTGCCCCTCCTACCTGTGTAAACCCTGTAAAACCGCCTGTTTGTGTTGTTCTTGGTACATTATAAGATGTTAAAACCGTATCATCAGCTTTATACATTTTGACTTCATACTCTTTTACATCACACAAATTACTTGAAAACGAACTTATCGCTAAAAAAGATAGTGTGCCATAATCTTCAGCTCTTACATATTGTGTTGATGGTGCATTAGTAAGGAATTTTTTTGTTTCTGTCTTTTTTATTCCATAGTCTTCTAAACTATAACCAAAACCATAAGCAGCACCCATCCAAGTTTCTATAACAAATTTTATAGCGTCAGAATGTTTTACATAACCATTATTTATTCGACCACTTGCTACAGTTACATTGGCTGTCGCCACTATTGCATTACTTGAATCTGTAAATTCTGTGTAGCCAACTATGGTAAAATATCTAACAGCATTTTTACTCCTACTATACTTATCTATAAGATGTATTGGAATGTCTTGACTGTATCCTCCATTTATTTTAAAGCTTGAATCATCAGTTGCTATATTATCAGCAGACACATAATTTTCTAAAATTCTATTAACATCTAAAAGTCCAACTCCTGCATTATTTGGAGTTGTTTTAAAAATACCAATACTTGAAGCAGTTATTGAATTATCACCTACATAAATATTAAAACAGAACTTAA